AGACCGTTTTTACGGTTGCTTCTTCGGACATACTGTCTCCTTTTATTACATTCGTATGATCGTTGGTCGGTTTGTAAGTCTTTGTAAATTCTTTTCAATATTGTGCGCAAATAACAAAGCGATCCGATCTTCAACTTCGGGTCCTACTTTTTGATTCTTAGCAACCACACGCGCTTTATCTTTGCGATTAGTAATTCTGCTTTTTTTGCTAGGCTTACCAAAACGTCCTTTTTGCAAGGCAATCATTTTTTTGGCTTGCTCTGCATCTTTAATACCATAATCAATGTGTATCTCTGAGTCCACAACAGCATATCTTTGATATTTGAATTCTTTCCACATTGCGCCAGTAAGTGTGAGATTCACTGGATTGGTTTGTTTGCTGACTTGATTCCTTGCAGCTTTTCCAGCTGCTTTTCTTCGTGCGTATCTTGGTGTGTAGCTTGGAAATCGCTTTCCATCTGCATCAATTCCATCTTGAGCTTGAAACTTGTGGGTCTTGGTCAATTCCTCACCCATCTTTTTTATATCAGCTGGTCTGAACTTTATTATTTCTTTAATGTTAAATACGCTCATAGTACTGCTTTAATGTTTCTGGTTTTTTGTATTTACCAGACCTCTTTTTATTTTTTATATCATTTCGCGCTCTGGCACGGTCTTCTGTATATTCGCTTTTAGACGACAACGGCAACCACAAGTGTCTGCAATGGTAGCCACCTCTATCTACAAACGAACCGGGAAAAATGCTTTCTATCTGTTGTCTGGTCAAAGGTTGAGCAGCAATAATTTCACGACATAAAGGTCGCGTCTTATTATCTAGTGGTCCAGAATATGTATATCGTTGATCTTGAGGTAATTCTTCTGCCATAGCAAATATGACTTGCTGCTGATAATTTGTCATCGCAGTCTCTATGACATTATCCACTCGATTGACATTGATGGAACGTACCAACCTATCTTTTATATCATCCGCGGATAAGCCAAGTTGAGTTCCTGTGATCACTTCTTGACGAACTAATTCGCCAAGGTGTTCTGTGTATTTTAATACGGATGATCGCTGTACATTCTGGAGAGCCACAAGTTGTCTTTCCGTGACAGACCCAAAAAACGGCAGATCGTCAAGAAGAGTTTCCGTGAAACCCATCTGGGTGTTGATCGCGGCAGCCATACCCAGATCTTCAATAAAATAGGTCGCAACATTAAGCGCAGCGAGAGCCGCCAGTATTTCTTCTCTAGTAAGACCATCCTCTTCCATTTGCTTAACGTCTTGGATAAACTCATCTTCTGCAATGCCTAATGATCTCAGATAGCTAGAAATAGCGTCATCTATGACTGCCATGTTTAGCTCTGTAGTCTATTTAATAGACGATTTTGTGGTAACTGGTCTTCTTGCTGTGCTTCTTGTTGCTGTTGGAACGCTGTACGTTCTTCTTGGCTTGCATCTGGATTATTATAATCAAACCAATCTTGTGGAGTAGCAAGGCCGCGGTCAAATCTCCAACTCCATAACGCAATCTCTGATTCTGGAGTCAGTGCATAGTTTGGCTCTAAGAAATCCACAGAGTAGTCTTGGCCGGGGTCGGCATTGGCTTCGACTTGCAAAATTCTTCTATCCACTTCATATCTTCGATGCTCCCATGGTCGCCATGTGTCTTCGGTCATTGCAGTGCGATTATCCATATTCTCCATCTCAATGATCGCTAGTGATGCAGCGGACGGTGCATTTCCAGAGTCATTACGCGCATATTTTGCTCGAATGTGGTTGTTGTTCAAACATGATTCTACTAAAAAGCGAGTAGCTTCAATGATCTCTGTAAGACTCCCACCGGGTGAGGTTACTCTTAGGTCCGAGTCCTGTGGTAAATACAAAAGTTTATCTACGCCAATTTCTACGCGCGATGCATCGTCAATATTCGTAAGATACTTAATTCCCATTGCGCCATACCTTACAGCCAGAGATAGCTCAATTTGAGCCACATTTACGGCTTGATCTACTGAAACCACATCGATCGCACCGCTTCCAGACCAAAAATCTCTTAGTGGTGGATAGCGATGTGCAAAGGTGATAGGCAAAACTCCATATGGATTGCGGTCTTCTGGATTGACAGATATCTTCATACCATGCTCATCCACCAGATAATGCATTCCCGGCTGACCCGGACGGTCTGCGGTCCATACCGCGTGAACCGGCTTTTCTAGCCGTGCATCGCCTTGGTATTCTATCGGGTACATGACTCCAACTGGCTCATCACGGCTATCACCCGCAACGAACAGCGGGGTAAAATGACAAAGCGTTTGATACTTTATCTGGCCAACGGACTCATCCCAGTATGACCGGAATGCCATGGTTCCTAATAAAAATGTCAAACGCTCCAGTAATCTGCGCTGTGCCTGTAAACTGGAACTATCAATTAATTCTTTATATCTTTCATCAACGCGAAGTCTTGGACTGCGCTTGTATGTCATTGCAACCAAGGATGCTACGCGCTTGGTGATATTCTGATTCAGTGGCGGAACTTGCCTTAATGTTTCTGCGCTAAAATAGCGTTTTACATAATCCTCAATGTTGATACCCTCATACCAATCAAGCATGTAATCACGCTCTTTTGTGCGTTCATCCTCAATGTATGAAAGTTGTTTTTTTAATGACGCTTGTATCGCGCCTTCACTTAGATCTTGTAATATTACCAATCGATTACACCAGCTGTTCTACTTCTAATAGGAAATAAGTTTACAATTCCAAAACGCAATGCATCAGCAATATGGTCATTGATACCATCCTTTAATGGCATTTCTTTTAGCTGCTGATCTTTCTTATGTTCCGGGTAGCGATAATTCTCATAGCTCTGGATAGATTTCTTACATCGCTTTGCTACAAAGAAATGCTTTTTGCCATTCGCATCTTCAAACCAACGGCGAACATGGGTAATACCATTGATCACATCGCGATTATGGCGGTCTTTGCGGCAGCGTATGTTCATTCCGTACTTTTTAAACACTTGAAAATCAGATAGACCGGTCTGCAAATTGGAACCCGCTCCAGCTGGGTCACCAAAATATGCGATCACATGATATGGTAAACCTTTGACCAGTTTGGCAAGCTCTTCTGTAGTGCTATTTTCTAAGAATATCTCATCTATCTGGTAGATCGTGGAAAGGCCATCTGGGTTGTTTCGTACTTGTAAACAGACCGCTGTGCTTGCTCTAAAACCGAAATCGACACTGATGTATGTCGGTAGGTGTGGGTCATACTTGAGGTTGGCCTTAACTTGGGTAAAGCGGTCAAAGTCGTATACTTTTCCAGCAAAGCTGGTGAATTCAGCTCCGACCTCTTGTAAAAATGTTTCACGAGTCATTGTCCTTTTTAGTTGTTCTATGTCATCCTTGAAGAATGGCGATTGCCAGCTTGGTACTTGCCAACTTTCCCAGTCTGGGTGCTTTTTATCTTGTCCATAGCGGTAGAGTTGCTCAAAATAATTAAATCCACGCGGAGTAGAGCAAAATAACGCCCAGCCTTGCCTGTCTGCCAGTGTTGGTCGTAAGAACATCTCATATACTTGTTTTGATATGAGTGCCATTTCGTCTATTACTAAATAATCTATACCTTCTCCTATAAGACTTTCCGGGGAGTCCGCGGAGCGTACCGCTATTTCTGAGTTAAGTCCGGATAGGCGCATAAAGTATAGATCGCCACTAATTTCTTTTTTGGATTCTACTGGTAGCTTTAATTCGCGAATGATGATACGCTTTACTTCACGAGCAACCTTTTGACCAAGATTATAATTTGGCGCTACGATCCAACCGCGTGTGTTTGGTGTTAGTAGCCATGGGATGATCTCGTGTGCGGCCATCCAGCTCTTGCCAGATCTCCGACCCATGTTGCAGACGCGAAACCGCGCCTTGGAATTATGTATGGCCTGTTGGTGTGGTGTCGGCTGATATCCCAAGAGCTTCCAGAGCTTCTCGCGGTTCAGTATTTGCTTGATCAATGGGGTTGTCCTCGAAACCGCACTCTTTTAGTACGCTTTCAATGTTTCCAGTAAGGTCGATCGCAGTTTTGTCAGACATGCCGAGGTAGTTCTTTGCTAGAAAGATGGATGCAGCTGTATTCTGCTCTTCTAGGCTCATTTTTATAAGGTTCTTGCGCAGAGATAATTTTAATTCTTCTTGGCCAGCTTCAAATTCTGGTTTAAAGCGTTTTCTAATGACGCTTTCGCTGCACTGGTAGTATTTGCCAATGTCCATGTAGGTACAGCCGAAACTGGCCAGCATGCGTACCTTTTTACCATCGATGTCAATTTTTTTACCCATCACTACTTACCTCATTGGTTGACATGAATGCTTTGCTACACTTTGCAAGGCAACGCCGCCAGTATGTCTTTGCACTGGATACGCTAATATCCAAGGCTTCTGCAATTACTGGAAAGGTGTGCTTTAATGTGCGCATTTTGAACACTTCTAATTCACGCATGCTTAGTTTGTCGTAGATCTCGTGTGCGTTGAGCTGGAGCCAGCGTTGTTCTGGCGGAATGAGTCCACTACGAAAGATCGCAAGCTTTTTAGCGAATTCTTCACTTTGTATTATAGCATCTTCTAATAAAGTGGCATCCGCATCCGATAGATTATGCCATTCTTTATCCATAAAGCGACATAAAATACACATGCAAAGTGTTGACAAAAAAGGGTAAAAAAAATTTAGAGAGACAATACCAAGTCAGCCAATTTCCAGCCTTGGTGTTGCCGTATCATTTCGTGACACCGGACTATTTATCCGGGTGTCCTTCGACGGTGCCGCGAATGACTGTGTAAAATTGTGGAGATCTGGCCGGATATTATGCATTGACCGCCGGCTATATTTTGAACTCACTCGCGGCCGGGTTCATCATTTATTGAGTGTTGACAATAAGCTACAATAAAGATACATTCTAAAAGCATATATACATTATATATGCAAAACAAAAAACAAGGATAGACATAATGACTAAAACATATTACATCTTAGCGATCGACTACGGCAGCGGGTACGGTGTAGAGTTCGGATCTTATGACAAGGCTGACGTATTGGAAGAGGAGCGCTTTCAATTAAGTATTGCAGATTATAGCGGCGGAAGCAAAACAAAAGTAATTACAACTATTGACGACCAGCAAACAATAGATGAAGAGATCAACAAACTAAACAACAACAAAAAAGAAGGATAATAAAATGCGAATAATAGAACAAGAAGCGCCCAAGTGGCGCACCGTGTTGTGGTGGATGACTGCAATTATAGAATCACACACAAAACTAAGCTGGAATAAAACGAACGTAAACGGATCTATCCCGGCGGACAATGTGAATTCAGTATTGCAAGACATGGCCAAAGCTGCAGACGCTGCCGTGACATTGCAGCGCGAAAATGAGCAGCTTAAAAAACAGAATGATGACCAGATCGCGATCATCTGGCATATTAAGGATGTACAAAAGGCCGCGGAAGATATGAACAAAAAACTCAGTAATGAAGATTGCCGGTACATTTTAGAAGAGATACTATACGATCATGACGCGAGCCTTGGCGTGAGCTGGGAAACAATACGCTTTTACATAACAAAATACACCACGGAGTAAGATCATGAAACAACAGAAGACAACAACAATGAGCCGCGCATTTTTAGCGCGCGCGCTTTTCAATAACGGCCTGACCGCGGCCGGCGTATTAAAAACACTAGAGCAGATCACCGTAAAAGCTCACGAGATCAACAAACCCGGCTGGGTACAAAATGCCGCGAAGCTTTGGCAGTGGCTGCTAAAACCAGCCAGCAAGGCCGGAGCGCCGCCGTTCACAATGTTTACGCTAGGCAATAGCAAATTACCATTTATTAGCTGGAGTACGCTCCCGGGTGTTAATTGCCCGGGTGCCGGTGCATGCTGGAAGTTTATAAAAGGTATTTTGGCGGGCTGGTGTTATAGCGTAAAAGCTTGGCGGTATCCGGCGGCATTCATGCGGCAGCTACAAAATACGCTGCTGGAGCGCGGCCTAGTATTCCGCCAGATCATACATGCAGACATAGAGCGCATTCTATCAAAAACATCTGGCGCGGTCACGCTGCGGCTTTACGTGGACGGCGACTTCAGCAGCGTAGAGGTCCTAAAATTCTGGATGAATACGCTCAAAAGATACCCGCGTTTAAATGCATACGGATACAGTAAAAGCTTGCATTTGTTTGAAGAGCTAGATAAGACCGGCTATATATGGCCAAAGAACTACGCATTAAACATGTCTAGCGGCGGAATACATGAACACACCAAGACCGGCGAATATGTGCGAAATATGGCCATATATCGCGGCGATTTTATAGCTGTGAACGTATCCGCTAAAACTTTGGACAATTGGAACAAACAAAAAATGACCAAACAAGACCGCCGCGAGATCCGGAGCAAGGTAAACGCTAGTAAGGTTTTTATATGTCCGAAATATTGCGGCGAGTGTACACTCATAAAAGAAAATCCGCACGCATGCGGAAACCGCGAGAAGTTTAGCGGCGTGTCAATAGTTATACCGGTTCATTAACAAAAAAAAAGAAGGATAAAAAAAAATGACAAAAGAAGACAAAAAACTCATGAGTCAATACAATAATGTCATCATGAAAACGGATTGCTGGCTTCATAGCTTAGATGAGTTTAAAAACTACGACATCCTCGCTATTGTAAACGGCATTCTATACAGTGTTTTTAGTATGATCTATACGGTAGCGCCCAGCTGGCCAGCCGCTAAAGATAACATTATAAAAGCTATAGAACACTTTGAAGTAGAAAACGAGCTTTGACACCCGGCGACATATTCCGCGAGCTGCTTATTATCGCGTATTTTGTCTGGCTGTGCTGGTCTAGTCATAAGCTTTGGCCGGATGAATAAACAAACACCGTAAAAAAGCCCGCTTTCGAGCGGGTTTTTTTTGCCTATACATAACCAGCCGCGGCCAGAATTCGCGCCGCATTCACTAAATAAACCGGCTTTAAATATAGAGCTGGTTTTTTGTTCCGTAAATAGCCTAAAAACAAAACAGATTCCCGCCGGCGGTATATGTGCCGCCCGTCTATAAAACCGGCGTTTTTTGGTGCTAAAATAGACCAGGTAATGATCCAGGATCTAGGAATCACAGCGCAAAATATACAGGCCGCGCCGCTGGCGTTAAAATGCGGCGGCTTTTTTGCGGCTTTGGTGCCTAGCTTGGATGTGCTTTTTTTGCGGCTTTTTTTGCGGGTTTTTTGCTGGTTTCTTGCGGCTTTTTTGCTGGGATTTTTTAGTGTCACAAAATGTGACCCGCAAACCAAAATTTGATGATTTTTTGGCTCAAGATCATGCTCGGACACCGATTTTAATATTTTTGACTTGAAGAATTTTATATTTGAGGTTCGCCGAATTTTTTTATCATTCGGTTCCGCCACGCCAATCTGTCACGGTTTTTTATTTTTAAAAAGCAGCGGTCTAAATGCTTGATATTTAGCTTATGATACCAGCCAATTATATACTTGCATTCAATGCCATTTTCGCCATCATACGCGAATTGGCACTGTTTATCCGCATTATGGCTTAATGGGCATCTTGGGTAAAAAAGCACCGTACACCCCCAGAAAGTAAAAAAAGTAAAAAAAGTAAAAAAGATTGTCGTGACAACTAGTGCGAAACTGCGTTGCCAAGTAAAAAAGTTTTTTACTTTTTTTACTTTTTTTACTTTTTTTACCCATGCGGTTATTTAAGAAATGCATCCAACTCATTGGCGCAACGCACATAATGACCCCGCTCAATTTTAGTAATATACCCCATGCTTTCCAGCTTATCCAACCACTTATAAACACTTTTCATACTAGTGATCTTCAGCGTCTTTTCCAGCGCATCAGCAAACTGCATGTATGAAAAATTGTCACCTTCCGACTCTACCGCATTTAGTACTCTTTCTTCCGTATTTTCTTCCGGATCTGTATACCAGTATGCTTCATTCTTTGGCAGCGGCTTGCGATATTGAAAATATAGCTGTTCATCTTCCGTATGCAGCCAGATACCAAGCGGCACTTCATGGAACTCGTTCTCGGTTCTGATCTTGGTGATCTTGAACACTTTCAACTGGTTATGTCGCCCGGTGTTGGCCACTTGAACCAAATTATCCAGAAAGTTCACAAAGTAGGACCCACCATACACCATGGAATGCTCCAGCGGCCGCTTTTCTTCCAGTTTCTTATGATGACTGATCATCATGAACGCGCACTGATATTCTTTCCGCAGCTCATCGATACGACTCATCAGCTGCGTGAGTGCATCATTCTTATGCAGCTGCGTACCAGAACTACTATATAGATTGTCCACCACGCACACATCAAAGTCACCAGACATGAGGTTTCCTTCGATGGCTTTGTACTGGTCAGTGAAGATCTTTATATTTTCCATACTTGTGATCAAAAGGTTATCTCGTAACAGACCTATCTTATGCGGATACTGAGCCATCATCCCGGCCATACACTTATCCACTCGTGTCTTCATATGTGCATCCATCATCTCGAACTGCACCAGTAATACTTTTCTAGGCCGCGGTACATTAAATGTGAGGAATGGCACTCCCATGGCCACAGACATGGCGAATTGCAAAGCCAGTATAGACTTGCCCACGTTTGATTGGCCAGAGATGCTAGAAGTGCCATTCTCTAAAAGTATTTCCTCACAGATCTGTACCACCTCATCTTGGAATCGATTGATAAATGTTTCCGGGTCATACGCATTGAGTCCACCAAAGTCCGCTGCACTAGCGCCATACACTGGCATTTTATCCGCGTAACTATATAGGTCATTGGCCGTATATCCATCCATGAAGTAGTCTGTAATATCATATTTGTCTGGCTTATTGTTCCATTTTAATATTTTTATCTTCCGGGTTTTATTTTGTTTGTACAGCTCCATGGCGACCTTGCTTGCACCTTCCACGCCTTTTTCATCATTGTCATAACATATAACCAGTTTTGTAAACTTTTCAATGCTGGAAATATCGCGAGGGAGTGCGCCAGCACCCGAGGTAAACGTAATAGCTGGCGCACCGTTGGAATTGGCCGTGATGGCATCTTTCTCGCCTTCCACGACCAGTAGCGTGCTGTTGGTTTGTAGTTGTGGAAGCACGCTCATGGGGTAGATCTTGCAATCTGCGTTTCCAAATTGCTGACCTTTGTGAAACTTGTAATGGTCTTCATCAATTTCAAATATCAGCTGCACTTCGTCATCACCTTTATTTCTGGCACCTATGCCATACTCTTTTGCTTTCTCTGGCCATGGCAGCTGCTCATGCTTAACGATCAGATCAAAATGTTCTAAGAATACCGCCCTTGCTTCATCGTATTTGGCCTGTTCTCTGGCCTTATTTCCTCTGATGAATACTGGAGTTCTGGTATTCACTAGCTCCGGCGGTCTTTCCTCTATCTTTTCCATATCGTTATGATACCAGTGCTTATGGCAACGATGGCAGTAGCTGAATTCTTCATTGATAGAGACACTAAAGTCCTTTCCACATCCATCCTGTGGGCAAACCGCTCTAGTGCCGCGCGTATTGACGCGACTGAACTGCGGTTTCAAATCGTATTCTTTTTACTTTGTAAGTGTAGTAGGTCTTGAAATATGCTTGCACCCGCATCAATTTTCTTACGATCTACCATGTGCTGGTGATACTTTACTTCGGTCTTATCAAATCTTAATATCATGGCATAAGCGAATTTGCGTTTGGTGTCTGAATGTTTGAGTCTCTTAGGCTTGCCGCCTTCCATGACATAATAATCCACATTGCTAGACTTTTCCATCATGGTAACGTACTGCGCCACTTGGATCTTATGCTCTTTATATAGATACTTACTTGTCTTCCAATCGATCAGCACAAGATCATCGCCAACCTTGCCAACACAATCCACTGTACCAGCTACACGCTGCTCATTGTCTACCAGTATCAATTCACTGGCCAATGGTTTGAATTTGACCTTATTGACCCAATTGAGATACCCGGTAAAGCATTTCATGGCGCTGACAAATTGATTTTCCGTAAAATCTCTAGGGTCCACATTCAGACCACGTTGATGTGCTTCTATTAATATGTGTAGTAGTGTGCCTGTTTCGCCCGCATCCTTTAGCATTGCATCCACATCATTGCCTAGCGCAGTTTGACGTTTTGCCCATGCCATTAATGCATTTTTATTCCAGCCTAGATTATCCCCGATAACACCAGTGACGCTTGGAGCCTTGGTATCATCTTCTAAAATATACATTGCGCCATGCTTCTTGAACTTGTCATATCTTAATATGTCGCCAATTGTTTCGTCCAGATCGACTTCCACAAAGCCTTTCTCTTTTACGTTCTTTAGTAGTTTCCCCATGTTGTTGTCCTCTGTTTAATGGTTGGATATGAATTCTTCTAATTTTTGTTTTACCTCACTTCGCTGCCATGCCTGTTTGGTCACGCTAAACAGCATTAATAAAATAAAAAGGCCAGTGGCAAAGAAAAAGAATGCCAGCGCCAGTACCAGTGCTTCCACGCACCATTCTGCTACGTTAATTAGAAACATCTTCATCATCCTTAATATTCATGATCTTTAAAAACAATTCCATCTTGCGGTCGATGGCTAGTAATAATATCCACATGCGCTTGAACCACATCCAGACATACCACTTCATTAAAAAATAAAATACGACACCAAAGAATGCGACCATGATCACATCCATTACGCCGGTTATCATTACCTCATATAAATACCATTTTGTCATGTTGTCTCTCCTTTACATCGATTACATGTTTTACGTTCCTTACCTATGGACGGAAAATTCTCATAATAATTATATATCGTTCTTTTTAGCAGCCTATTATAGGTTTCGCGGCTAGACTCAAGGTCTATTTGCCAACATTTTTTGCATGTAACGCAGTATTTAT